CACCACGACCGCGGCCGTGCAGCCGTTGACACCCGCCGCGGCTGGGCAGTTACTGAAATCCGGTGGCACGGGCGCGGTGGCCGCCTGGACCGACGACCCCAGCGTGGCGACCCTCACCCTCTCGACGCCGCTGGCGGTCGCGAGTGGGGGAACGGGCCTTGATTCACTGACGTCTGCGTCAGTGATTGTGGGGGCCGGGACCAGCGACGTGACCTTCGTGGCTCCCGGTACGTCAGGGAATGTCCTCACCAGCAATGGCTCGATCTGGTCCTCAAGTGCGGTGGCCGCAGTGGTGACGGATCTTGGGATTTGCGAAGGCCGACTGACGCTGACATCGGGAACCCCGGTCACGACGGCAGACGTGACGGGAGCCACCAGTGTCTTTTTCGCGCCCTACGCCGGCAATAGGATCGCGCTCTACGATGGTTCCTCCGACTGGAATGTCCGCACCTTCACCGAAATCACGATTGCGGTGGGGACGATTGACGCGGGGAAGCCCTACGATCTCTTTGCCTACGATAACAGCGGCACGGTGACATTCGATGCGCCACTGGCGTGGACAAATGACACGTCGAGAGCGACGGCCCTCACGACACAAAACGGCGTGTTGGTCAAAACCGGGGCCACCACGCGGAGATACATCGGGACGCTGTATACCACGGCGACGACCACCACCGAGGATTCGTACGCGAAACGCTTCTTGTGGAACTATTACAACCGCGTCACCAGACCGATGCGCGTACTTGAAGCGACCTCATCGTGGGTGTATACCACCGCGACATTGCGGCAAGCGCGGGGCTCCGCGGCGAATCAATTAGATTTCGTCTGTGGGATGAACGAGACACCAGTGAGCGCGATGATAGCGGCTACGTACGCAAACACTAGCGCGGGAGTCAATGTGCTGGTGTCGCTCGGGCTCGATTCGACAAGTGCCACTGCGACAGGCGTGGTCTTCAATGCGGCAGCAGGAGCAGCGGGGAGTCCCCATGTGCCAGTTGCGTCACTCGTCACCTTTCCCGGCGTGGGGCGTCATTACGTCGTGTGGTTAGAGTATTCAACGGCCACGGGTACGACAACATGGTATTCGGCGTCGGCGTTACGCAGCTCTGGCATTCAAGGCTGGATTGAGGGATAGATGGTAGATATCGCCGGGACACTGTACCGCCAAATACACGCAGCGGGCATCGCAATCGTGGGCCTGTCGATTGGCGACCCCGAGAATAAAGCCACATGGACCGTGCAGCCGTCCGCATTGCAGGCGTCGGCGCAACCCGTGATTGATGCGTTTGACATTCCGGCTGAAGAGACAGCGTGGCAGTGGTATGTGGTTCGCACGGATCGTGATCAGTTGCTGTATGGCTGCGACTGGACACAGATTGCCGGGGCCCCACTTGATGCGTCAGAGACAGCGGCGTGGGCGGCGTATCGGGAGTCATTGCGCAACGTGCCGAATGACCAGAGCGACCCCTTCGCTATCACATGGCCGACGCCGCCCTTCGTGATTAACCCGCCACCCGCGTGATGCCCCCATGGCCGAATTAAGCCTGGCGGTCATGGTGCTGGTGCCCGGAGCTGCCGCCGTGGCGTGGCTCGTGACGCTGCACGCGCGCGTCCGGGCCCATTCGGAGGACCTCCTCGAGGTGAAGGCGGACCTCCGCTACATACGCCAGCGCATTGACGAGGCCGTCCTGCGTAGAGACTAATGGCCCGCGTCATCTGCAAGCCGAGCGTCCGCTTCAAGGGCTTCACTCGCGGGCTGATACGTATTCTCGTCGCCGTGCAGCGGGTGGCCGAGCGCACGCGCATGGCGGAGGTGGTCATCACCTCAGCCAACGACGGGAAGCATTCGCAGCGCCCGCGCAGTCGCCACTACACCGACGAGGCGCTCGACCTGCGGTCGCGCAATTTCACGACACCCGCCGCGCGGGACCGCTTCCTGGCGCGGCTCCGCGCAGAGTTGGGCAGCCGGTTTTACGTCGCCTACGAGGGGCACGGCAAGCCCAGCGCCCACATCCATGTGCAGCCCCGGCGCGGGACGGTGTGGCGGGGCGGCCTCTGCGGCGGCCGGCGAGAGCGGGCATGACGCCGTGGCGGGCGTGGAAATTTTACCGGGCGACGCGGCGTCTGCTCGGCATCATGGAGGAGGCGAGCGTGAGCAAAAGCATTCTCAAAAGCAAAACATTCTGGGTCAACGTCCTGAGCGCCGCGGCTGAATTGGCGGGCATCATTCCGTTGCCGGCAGGCACCACGGTCATTGTGGTGAATATTCTGAATATCGCGCTGCGGTTTGTGACGACGGGGCCGACGCACCTGGTCCACGCGGACGAGTAAGAATGAGCGAGGGACGCGGTGGTCGCGCCCCCCGCTTGACGGGGCTATCGTTTCGCCGTGCGCTTCCCCTTCCGCGCCTTGCGCGCCTTTTTGAGCGCCTCGGGGTTGCCGACGGGCTCGCCCCGCGCACGCTTGTCGGCCACGATGCGCTTCTGCGTCTTCCGCCGCGCCTTCGTGACGAGGCCAGCGGAATGCCGGTGAATGGCCGACGTCACCCGTGGCGGCAACACCAGCCTTGTGTAGCCGTCGCTCACTCCGCGCTGGAGGAACGCCGTGACGTCGCTGCCGACCCGGGAGAGATCGATTACCCAGGTCGTCACGTTGCCGTAGTCGTCGTAGAGGTTGAAGTGGGTCGTCGCCTGCACCGACTCGGGGTGATTCGCTAATTCTCGGAGGCGCTCCGAAAACTCATCCCGAGCGAGGCGCACGGTGGGCTCCTCGCGGTCGCGTCCGGCGTAGTGCGTGTCGTCGTGCATGGTCTGTGCTCCTTGTTCAAGTTCTCGAACTTATCAGCGAGCCATTAGGGTAACGACTCGGTAGCAGTATTATCTCACGGGATTTTTCATTGGGGTTTTGAGGCGTTCGCATGGTGCTGCGAGGATCGTGCTCGGGGGAGCGCGGTCGTGAAATGCCGCGTATCCGCGAGTCGATCAAGAAGTACTCGATTCGACACCGTGCGCTCACGAATTGTTAAGGATTCAGCGCGAAAAGAAAACGCTTGACAGGGGTTTGGGCTCGTTTATTGCGCGCCACGTTTTCGAGCACACCTGACAAAACCACTGGTCCCCGATGCGCTCGAGGAGCGTCTCTTCATGGCAGTAGGGGCACCTCATTCGCAGGACCATACCTCGGTCTGGCGCCGGAGGCCGCGCGGCCACGGGGCCCCAGGCTGCGCCGTTGTGAAGCTGCGCTCGTGGAAGCGCACATGGTTGGTCGGTTGCACGGTCAGCCGTCCGTTGTCGAGCGCCACGAAGGTAAACTCTTTCGCCTGCTCGGGGTACTGCGAGAAGCCGTCCCCGAGGGGCGCGACGGAGAAGAGATACCGGCCAGGGAGGACGCGCCCGTTGGTGCGGGCCTCCACGTCCAGCTCCGCGAGATAGCGGTACTGCACCGCCGAGAAGTCATACCCGTAGCAATCCCACCGTTGCGCATCCTGCGCGGTCCAGACCGGTTCCGGCAGCGGCCCCGTGGCGAGGGCATGGAGCGGCAGGTTGCGGTAGCACGCGCCCGACTCTAAGAGCAGGGTGCAGCCCCATGTCCGCCCTGGATGGGCGACCAGGCCATACCAGACGGCCGGGAGAAACCCCTGCGGCTCCTCATGTGTAAACACGCTGTCCACGTAGACGTACTGGTGCGCCGGGAGTTCCCCGATGCCGGATGAGTGGCTCATGGCTCCCGCCGCTGCCAGTCCCGGCGCCACGCGGCCGACATACGGGGCTGGCGTCGCGTGGCCCACCAGGCGAGGAGCCGCTGGCACCACCGCCTCACAATGTCACCACGAACGCGGCGACCCGAGGGCGCCGATGGGCTTTACGCAACGCCCGCTGGTGCGTCCGGTACTCCTGCCAGTCGCGCACGAGGCCCCAGACGCTATCGCTCGGCTGGCACTTCCGCAAATAGCCAGTCCCCTGCACAGGGTCGTAGTCATCCACCACGGCCAAGGTGGCGCCGACACGGCAGAGCCACAATTCCGGGTCGTACTGGGGCGTCACCGTCCGCGTCCACGCCTCGCTGCGGAGCGAACGCATCAGCACCGCGCGCCCGTCGCGACCGTACCGCACAAAGAAGTACGCGGCCCCGACATCGCCCGACGCCAGCGTCGCGTTATCCATCCGTCCCTCCCATATCAGCGGGGCTGCCACCCGTCACCCCTCGGCGTGGACATGAAAGTGGTGGCCCGGCACCTGCCACAACACCCGATACGCGAAGCGCCGCAGGTGCGCGGCGAGGCCGCCCAAGTCCGACGAGTGGAAGTCCAGCGCCCGGTCCGCGTAGTGCAGCGAGTTGGGCACATGGTCGTGGTCATTGGCTGAAACCACGCGCAGGCTGTTGCCCGTGCGCGTGGCCCAGGTCTGCGCGACAGAGAACATCGGATGCAGTCGTCTCGCCATCGTTACGGGGAGCCGAAGTCCTCGAACACCGACCTCGGCTCCTGCGTAGGGGGGACGAGATAGCCCTGCGTACTCAGCAATATATGCACGGACTCCAACGACTGCGCCTGTCGCAGGAGCAGCTCGTTGAGCCGCGCCGTCCGTTTGTTTTCCTGATGCGCCATCAGGCCGACGACCGCCCCGGCGATGAG